CACGAACTTGGATGTGTCCGTTATACCAGTCTTTTGATTCTAGCACTCTGCGTGAAAATTGTTCTCTTGCTTCGATATAACTGCATTCAGATTTAGATTTACAGTAATAAAGTATTTCTCTAGTGAAGTTGTCGGTGCCTAATTGTTCAATGTCTTTAGAAAGTTCTGGGCTTGACCCATAGTACTCACGCCAGTCTGAGTCGACTTTTGTGCGTATCTTTTTCTTTTTCTTTGTGCCGTTCTTTTGTTTTACTGTTTTGTAAGTTGTTTTTGAGAACTTAGCTAGTTTTTTGCCTATGTACTTGCGATTAGAGAGATTATTTGTGATTAGATAAACAAACCCTATACAGTCTTCGGGTAAAGTCTCCACTGGGGTGTTTTGAAAATACCATGTCATTCTGTAGGGATTTGTTTTGCATTGTAATTATGCCTGTGATGTTTGTCTAGTAATTTTTGCCGTTAAAATTGAGTTTCTCGTTGCCATTGATTGTTAAAAACAGTTTGTCCGTGCTGTGTGCCGCATGTTTGTTGACATACGCTGTGCGGAGATTTGGTAAGCCAAGTGGCTTGCACAGCATCAAAATCTGTGACAAAATCTCGTTGAGTGGATCCTAGCCAGCAACACGGGCTAACACGCCCTTGTGCGTCAATATACAAACTTTGTTCTTTTAGCACATGGCAGTTGACAGCACCAACTGTGCTGTCGGGTCGGTGCCAGCCCAAGGGAAATTCTAATCCATTGACAAATGGGCGTTTGCTTACTTTGGCTCTAAACCATTTGAATCCCATGTCACGAGCCAGTTGTTCGCATTCGTCCACTTGATGTTGATTGTGTCGATACACCAGCATATCCCAGTGAGCACTACCGCCGGCAGCAATAAATGCCTTGGCATTGCTCATGAGCTTGTTCCAGTTTACATTGCGTCTGTAAGTGGCATTGGTATCTTCCAAACCATCGATGCTGAACACAACATAGTCTTGTGATTGATCGAACAACTGCCCTAGCCCATGCCACCAAAATGTAGTACCAATGGCACCATTGGTGTTCATGCCCAGTACAATATCAGGATTGATGCGTCTAAATTCTTGATAGATCACAGCAGTGTGTTTGCCAGCAGCCGGGTCACCGTAATTGCCACACATGAACACTTTGTCTAGGCCAGCAATTTTGGTCTCGTCAAATACTTGAAGTATGTGATCCATGCTGAGATGATGCTGTTGATCTTTACGAAACATTGTGTCGGTTTCGCGAGCACACAACGGACATGCCGCTTGGCAAACATCCGTGGACTCTAGGTGTAACACCTTGATGTCACGCAATGTCAACGTCGGTGCTGTAACTGGTGAATCCATTTTCTTTGATCACTTTCAGCACATGATTCACACGGCTGGTTAGATCATCTCTGTGCGAAATTAGGAATACATTCTTGTCACGCTCGCGAGTCATGCGCTTCAACACAGCGATACTAGACTCTACTCCTGAAGCATCCATACCTGAATCCACTAGTTCGTCGATGAATAAGAGGTTGATGCTGTGATACAGGTTTTCCCATACATCACGGAAAGCCCAACTCAGAGAAAGTATCAATCTATTGCGTTCTCCGCGACTCAAATTGTCAAAATCTAGATCCTGTCCCAGCTGTGTGATTATCACTGTGAGATCATTTTGGAATTCCACTGTGTGTGGCAAGCCAATTTTATCTAGATAATAGGTCAGGCGTTGATTTAGGAATGCGAGATTCTGATCAATGATCCTTTTGCGCACAAAACTATCTTTGTTTGTGAGCAATTTGTACAGAAACTCCTGATGATCTTTTACACGCACCAGTTCGTTCATGTAGTTCCAGTCGATCTCCTGTACCGCAGTGGCCTTGAGCTCGATGATCTGTTCATCATAGGGATTTTCATCTGCGGCCTTGATTTCGAGATCCTTTTCTAAGCTGGTTAATGTGTTTTTGTGATTCAGTGCTTCTTCCAATGTGTCGTACTGTATAGTAGGGCAATCGCCTAGAGCTCCTAGTTCTGTGAGTGCTGACTCATAGGCTGTGATATTCGCAGACTGTGAATCATATTCTGCACAAGCAGCCTCATAATCCTTGCGTTTTGCAGCTATAACTTCATCGTGCTTGGCATCGTGGAATTCTTGCCCACAGGCATGACAGAGATGTTGTTCCAAGGTAACGATTTCTGCTGCTAATCGATCACGAAGTTTTTCTTCTCTGCCCTGATCTAATCTAGCACGATTCAATTGAGCAGTGACCTCGTTGATGTCTTTGCGCAGCTGATTATACACAGCCAGAGCCTTGTGTGCAGCTACTTCCTGTTCGATATCTATCACACTCAATCGATCTATGCTCTTGAGTATGTTTTCAAGATTCTTTTCTTTGGACTCTTCCCACATGTGCTGTTTGCGCTCTAGAGCCGTGATGCTCTGCTGTATGCGCTCATTGCTGGCTTTGACAGTTTCTACACGAGTGTTTTCTGTGTTGATACTGTCTTTGGTCAGCTTGATCTGCTCTTTGAGAGCTTCTGCTTTTTCACTCAACAGTGTGATGCCCAACAACTGTTCAATGATAGCACGTTGTTCTGCAGCCTTCTGCGCCAAGAAAGGTTCTGTGTAGGTGTTTAATGCCACAAGATGTTTGAACATGTCATGACTCATGCAGAATCGTTCTTCGATGCTTTTCTGTGTTTCTCTGCTGTCACCTTGCGATTCGTCTAGATCTGTGAGCTGCTGTTCTTCACCGTTGACACTGAATTTCAGTATGTTGGGTTTACGACCACGTTCGATATGATATTCAACACCATCTACGTCAAAGGTCACAGTGACCAACATGCCCTTGCCGTTGATCTTGTTGATCAGATTATCACGTTTGATATTGGTCAAGGCCTGTCCGTAGATACCGTAGCTGAGACCATTGATGATGGTGGTCTTGCCTGTGCCGTTTCTAGCACCGGAGTCGTCACCGCCTAGGTCCAGGTTTTCGCCCAATACTAAAGTTAATTGTCCTTTGTCGAAGTCGATGGCCTGGGTCTGTGCGCCCACGCTCATGAAGTTACGAACTGTGAGATTCTTGATTTTAATCATAGGTCGTTGTATATCTCCAACAGCAGGCTCTTGTCAAAGGTATCGCTGTCAATGGCATTGATTTGATTCATCACTATGGTATCTACACTTTCAAAATTTATATCTATGGGAGTAGAATTTGCATCTACTTCTATTTTTTCGGGTATCAGCATCAGTTCTCTGAGATCATATTCAGGCATGAACTTTTCTTTGATGAAGTTGGCTTCTTCAAACGTGATAGGTAAATCAATGGTCACTCGGCAGTGCATCTTAGGACGCAGCAGTTTTTCTGGTGTGTCGATGATCTGACTCAGCTTGTAGGTTCTATATATAGGTTGATCTGGCCAAGATATGTATTCAGGTTTTCCACCCCATTCCAGCATCATCATACCACGATCGTCGTCACCAGCATCTGCATAGTTGTGAGGAAATGCATTACCTATATAAACGATGTTGTTGTTCTGCTGGCGTTTGTGAAAGTGTCCCGAAAACACATAGTCTTGATGTTGGAAATGGCTGCGCTGCAACTGTCCGTGATCTGGCATCTGCACCATGGCATTCATGTAAAAACTAGGCAGTTCGAAATGACCAAAAATATATCGGCTCTTGATCTTAGGAACATCGCGCCATTCATCACCTACTAGCCAAGGCAGTATGGTTACATCTTCCATGGTCAAGGGATCTTTGATAGCAATGATATTAGGAAACAGACGCATGAATTCTATGCTGTTGATTTCACGCTTGTCTTTGTAGAACAGATCGTGATTGCCTAGTATGAAAAATACCTTTTCAAACGAAGCATTTAATCTTTCAAGATTGCTCACAGTATAGTTCATGGTACTGACATCAGTGGTGCTGCGATTATGATGCCAATCTCCGAGGAATATAGCAGTTTCACAGCCGTTGGCCTTAGCAGTGTCACAGAACCAATCCACGAACTGTTCGCAGTCAGTGTTGTGTGTGCGTGAACCGCCTTTGAGACCAAAGTGTATATCCGTGAAACAAGCGACTTTTTTAAATAGACTCATAGATTTATTATGCTGCCTTTATGATGAAAAATCAATCCCAATCACTGCCTGTATTATCCACAGTGGTGGTGACTATAGCAGGACCGGGCACACTGCCGCCTGCGTTCTGTCTGGTCCATGAAGGATTCATGCCGTTCATTTCTAGAATGTCGTCTCGAATGTTTTGGTTGCGTTTTTCAATGTTGATGATTCGCACGAATGAATTAGTAACAGCAGCGGTATAATAAGCAAAAGGATTATCGGATTTGGATTCATCGAACTGTAGTCCTATCTGTGTTAATTGTA